TTCTAAACCAAGATTTTTCCGCAATTTGGACGTGTCGCATATTGATTTAACAATATACTAGCCATTCTTTTGAAATGACTTTGGCAAACATTTTACCATTCATGAAAAGTAATCGCATTAATTTATCCCGAGACCATGTATTGTCATACAAACAATCATCTAATATAACAAATGCTCTTGGGTCAATAGTGGATCGTTTGTACGTTTCCATCTCCTTTTTAACTTGTTTCAAGACAGTTCTCTGACGCTTTAGGATGTTCTCAATAATTGCCGAATTATATTCATTATGGATGAACAACCGCGGCACCATTTTGCCATAAAACCCGTTACCTTCTTCGGTTCCTGATATAACTGTTCCAATTGGAATATCTTGTTGATACCATAATAGGTCTCTAACTAAAAATGACTTACCAGTATCACGCTTACCAATCAAAACTACTACTGGACCCTTATTTTCATTTGGTTTAAATTGGATACTTTTCATATCAAATTTTCTTAGTTCCAGAGTCATTATATATTATTTTAAAAAGAAATTTAAATACAAATTTAACGCTAAATATAATTATGTATAATACAAATACATGAATTTGGATAAGAAATATAAATAAAATGTTTTCAAAATAATTCCTAAACCAAACGAATATAACCTGAAGTTTTAAGCATTTTAGAGTGAATAAAACATTTAGTTAAATAATAAGTTAAAAACACATTTAATTTATATTTTAATTCACTAAAGATGTTTACGATTAATTATCAGAAAAGGAAGAACACTGAACTATTTAACCATTTTGAAGAACCAACATCATTGTTTCTCTCGAAAACTCAAAACTATATACCTATTTATACAAAATTTTTCAATTTGAATGATACAAATTACAATAGTATTAATCTGAATAATAAATGGTTTATTTCAAATATACATCCCGAAGGCAGAATAGAAGATAATCCGAATCTTTTTATGTGTAGAATTAAAAATGTCGAGAATAATAAAGTCAAAGATAGAGAAGTCTTTTTTAAGATGGCACCTTTATTAGATCCATATAAGTATATGATTGGTAAATATGACATAGCAAATCCAAAAATATTTAATTTACCAAAATTAAATTCTACTTTAGAAGATTGTAATGCTAAATTTATCGATGTAAATAATTCTGCTTATGTAGATGGTTTATTTGTATTTTTATCTAGTCAATTGAGAAATACATTTAAATTCACACATGGTGTAGACTATTATGGTTCTTTTTTGGCAATAAAAAATGATTTTAAAATAAATGTTTTTGATGATATTGATTATCTTAATAATTCTGATTTTTTTAATAAAAACAAGAATATTCTATTTACAATAGATGAATACGACCACTTATTTCAACACGAACAAACAAAACTGAAACCATTAACAATCGGTAATAATATAAGTTTAAAATCAGTTACATCTGTTAATAATGAAATTTTTGAAAATGTATTTGAAAATGTAGAAAATACAATGAATTTAGATGATCTTAAAGACATGTCACTTGATTTAATTGATATAACAAATTCTAATATGTTAACAGAACATCAGGTTACACTTAAATCAAATTCAACATGTTCTTCCAGATCATCTCATACAAACGATGATGATTTAGATGATTGTGAAAATTGTTATCAAGATAATGAAGTTTTAGATTCGGGGTCTGAAAAATATGAAGATATTAAAAGTGATGGTAGTGAAAATAAATCAAAAAGTAATGAAGATAATTCAGATGAAACAGAAGAAGATTGGGATGAAGAAGATGAACGAATTAACGTTACAATTCCAAAATTTCCAGTTCAAGTAATAGGAATGGAATATTGTGAAAATACTTTTGATGATTTAATATTGAATAATGATTTAACAGAAAATGAGTGGTTGTCCGCCTTCATGCAAATAATTATGATTCTTATTACATATCAAAAAGCATTTAACTTCACACATAATGATTTGCATACAAATAATGTAATGTACAATGAAACCGATAAGAAATATTTATATTATTGTTATAAGAAAAAATATTATAAAGTGCCAACATTTGGAAGAATATTTAAGATAATAGATTTTGGTCGTAGTATTTTTAAATTTGACGGAAAAGTATTTTGTAGTGATAGTTTTCAAATTGGAGGAGATGCTGCTACCCAATATAATACAGAACCTTACTTTAATGAAAAGAAACCAAGATTAGAGCCAAATTTTAGTTTTGATTTATGTCGATTAGCATGTTCGATTTTCGATTATGTCATTGATGATTTTGAAGAAATAAAGTTTTTAAGCAAAACAATGGATCCTATTAAAAGTTTGATTGTCGAGTGGTGTTTAGATGATAACGGTGTTAATATGCTTTATAAAAATAATGGAGTAGAGAGATACCCTGATTTTAAATTGTATAAAATGATAGCAAGATGCGTCCATAATCATACCCCTCAGGCTCAATTAGAACGCCCTGAATTTGATAATTTTTCAAAATTTAATGGAGATATTAAGAATATAGATGAAGTTATCAATATAGATAAAATTCCGTCACATATTTGAAATTATTTTTTTACTTTATAGTTATTTGTTGTAAAAGTAATAATATATTTTATTAATAGTATATAATATATTATGGATAATTTTGGATTTATAATAATAAGACATGTTAACTCAGAAAAAACAAATCAATATTGGAATCATAATGTTAAATTACTAAAAACTTTATATCCTTTAAAAAAAATTGTTATTATTGATGATAATAGTAATTATGATTTTGTAAAAGCAGAATTTGAATATAAAAACGTAGAAGTTATTCAATCAGAATTTCCAGGACGAGGTGAATTGTTACCTTATTTTTATTATTTAAAGCACAAATTTTTCGCAAACGCAGTAATTATTCACGATAGTGTTTTTATACACAAAAGAATAAATTTTGAAAATTTGAATGGTGTACCTATTATACCATTATGGTTTTTTTATTCAGATAAAGAAAACATACAAAATACACAGCGAATAGCTTCTTATTTAAAAAATAACATCGATATTAGTAACAAACTTACGAAAGAGTTGAATATATTAGGAATGAAAAGTAATGAATGGATAGGTTGTTTTGGGGTCCAATCCTATATAAATTTGACATTTCTTCAGAGAATACAGGCAAAATATAATATTGTAAATTTAATTAAAGCTGTAACCTGTAGAGCAGATAGATGTTGTTTGGAGAGAATATTTGGTGTTATATTTTGTAATGAATCGCCCAAGTTATTATTAAAGAAGTCGTTGTTGGGTAACATCATGACATATGAACAATGGGGATATTCATTCGACCAATATATTACTGACTTAAAAAAAGGCACTATTCCACGCACCGTAATCAAAGTTTGGACGGGTCGCTAAAATTCACCTTTGAGCGAAGTGACTAACGTTAGCAAAAGGTAGAGCCAAAAAGTTGTAAATTCACTCCTATATTTTTTGGATATATAAAATGGTTGTTGTAAATTATTTACACCCTTGAAGATGAACCGGGTGAAATTTATAAGAAGGCACCCTAAAGGGGTGTCGTTTTACACCCTTGAAGATTTGAAATGGTACAACATTTCAAATCTTTTCAGATGAACCGGGTGAAATTTATATCAAGGCACCCCTAAAGGGTGCCGTTTTAAATCTTCACTGGTTTAAATCTTCACTAGTTTAATTTAACTATTATATAATTTGGCTCCATCTTTTCCAAAGGTGGATCTAAAATCCGGGATTATCAGTAAAAACAGGTGTAATTATTTTATTCGCACCACCTTTCATAGCTGGATTTACTTGATCGATAACAAAATTACCTATAATCACACTAAAATAAACTAAAAATGTATCTCTTATCAAAAGCTTTAATGGCTTACTTTCCTTTTCAATATATCGCATTTCTAAAATTTTTACTACTAAAAATGTAATCGCTATTATTGCTGACGTTATAAATATACTTATTCCCATTTATTACTTTATTTAAGAACAATCTTATTTTTAATTTTACGCAATTTATTCTAAAACTTCAATTTCATCTATTAATAAGTCAGGTAATAAATCTAATTTAGGTTCTTCAATGTTATTTATATCTAAACTATCTAAAGTAAAATCTTGGTCTGAAATATTTAACTTAACATTGTTATCTTCATCTTCTAATTCTTGCTTTCTTCGTTCATTTCTTAACATACTTAGTTCTTCTAATCTTTCAATATTCTTTGGTGCATTAATTTGAGATATACCATCCTCGTGTTTAATATAGTCTATATCATTAAAGCTTACACCACCACCACTGCTTTTGTGAGTTGTTTCTGAAACAGAAGCCATAATTGGTTCATGAGTCACTTCTTCTTTAACTTCTTCAATTACATCTTCTTCGACAGTTTCATCCATATAAGCTTTCAAAATAGCTTCAACTGGAATACTTTCTCTTAATGTATTTAATATACATTCTTGGACGATAATCTCTAATTCTCTGTAATTTTTTTGTATTATTAATGGTTCGATACCAATTT